TCAGGCTGCCAATATTTATATTGATCTAAGGCTACCATTTTTAATTCAGGAAAATCATATTTACCTTTGATAGCATCTATTAACATTATAGCATCAGGCCCAGATTCGAGAGGCGTGAATATTCCCCATGTGGTTATTGCACTGTAATCAGCTGTCTCCTTTTTACTAAATGCTGTATCGTAAGATTGTATAACATGTTTTAAAGTTGGCATTTCTTTTGTCCATGGTTGCCACCATTCTCGTTTTAAGATTGCTCCTTCCTCTGAGGTAGGATTCTGCATGTATTGTGCAGACCAGTTTCTAATCGATATAGACGCTTTAACTTTTTCTAGTTCATCAAGTGACCAATACTCAGGCCACACGGGTCTCGGATCTTCCTCCCCTAACAAAGCTGGAAAAGAAATTTTTTCCCACTTATCTGCTTTAGGTTCATTCTCTGCTCTAATCAATCTACCTGTTAAATCATCTTCTGCCCATCTTGTCATGACAAGAACAATCGAGCCTCCAGGTTGAAGACGTTGTCTTGGTCCTGAAAGATACCAATCATAAGTTCTTTCCATAGCACTGTCTGACAAAGAATCTTGTTCAGTATGTGGATCATCGATAATAAGTAAGTCCGCCCCTCGTCCTG